CGGCACACGCAGCTCACAAAGTCCATATTACCGCCGCGCCCTTATTTACCATGAGTTCGGGCATGGCATAGATTGGCAAAGGAATTTAAGATTTAGCACCGAAGTAAAAGACCTTCGCGCCAAACAAATAGCCCGGCTTCGTCAAAAAGTGGAAACGACTAAGACGACACGCCGATACGACCCGGATAAAAGGAAATATGTTACGGAAACTACGAAAACAAAGGCAATGAAGGCTAAGGTACTTTCCGAAAGGTTAGACCGACTTTATAAGAAGATATTCTCAATGAGCGACGCAGTATTTACGAAGCGCGGAATAACCAAACACGACGTAATAGAGCAAATAGCCGCCGTCCAAGATACCCTAAAAAGCCTTATTATTTCCGTTGGTTGGGGTCATACTACAAAATACTTCAAGGGTGCAGGTAAAAGCGAAGCCGAATACATAGCCCATTGTTTTGAAAACGCATTTATAGGAAACCGCGTATTCCAAAAGTATTTACCTACGGAATACGCGGAAATGATAGCGTTTGTAAGAAGTCTCAAGTAAGAGGACCGAGGTATAAACCGCCGTCGATAATAGAGCCTACGACCTTCGCGCCGTTAGGCTCTTTTTCGCCTTCGCCCGGATATACAGGAAGAAGCCGGGCTTTACCTTCCAGGCACCGCCGGAGTATTGCGCCGTTCTTCTTCGCGTCCGGCTCGGCATATTCAAGAAGCCGCACTAAGTCCACGTCGTCAGCGTCCGCACCTTCGGACGAAAGGAAGCCTTCTACAAGAAGTTCATCGGGGACAACAGTAACGGGCTGTTTGCCCTTCGTAGTGTTTATTTGGGGTACTTTCATAGTCTAAAATTTAGTGTCAAAGCGGGCATAGTCCGAAGGATAACGACCGATACCGAAGGCGTTAGCTGCGCCGTCATAAGTGACGAAACCACCGGCCAAAACGTCCGCCACGCCGTTAATTTCTTCGGAAGGAAGCGGCGCACCTTCGGCGGAAGGGAAAAGGGAAGTAACAACCCGGTCAAGTTCGCGGAGTGCTTCGCGCCGGGCTTTACCGTGGCTAATACTAACCTTTGCCAACGCGGAAGTAATACCCGAATAGCGAATTTCGGGAAGTATTGTTTTAGCGTATTCGTCCATTATTTCAGTACACTTACGCCGTAGCATTGGGTTTATTCGAGGTATATAGTTATCCATTTTGGCTATATTTGGCTTCGATTGTTACGTTACTAATTCGGCAGTCTACAACGTCGCCACTATTAGCGAGAGCGGGAACGACAGAAACGCCGACGGCTATATTTACGTCCGTGGCATACGCCCCGGCGAATTGCTTAACGGCTTCCGTTATACGGTATTCAAATTCCGCCTTCTTCGTAAAGAACAATTCGGCGGGGGTTAAGTTCTTTTCTTCCATAGTTGTAATGGGCTTTAATTCAAACGCAAAGATACGACAATAACGCACCCAATCCAAATCAGCCAACCACGACAACCGGGAAGACCATACCCACCAAGGCACAGCCGTAACCGTATAACGTGGAACGGGCGTAACTAATTGTTACCAACCGAAAAAGTCAATAGCGAAAAATACTCAATTCGTATTACTTTGTTACGCTTCGTTCCTTTCGGGCTTCTTCAAGTATTCGGGTAGCACGTTCCAAGCCGCCCAATTTCACACGGGTAACAGCCACACGCCCGTAGATGTCGGCTACTTCCTTCGCCCGTGCTTCGGCTTCCCTTTGCGCCTTCTTCCGCATACGCCGGGGCTTCGTAATTAGAGCGACAACAACAATTAGGAACGCCACCCCGAAACACAGGGCGGCGACCCATAATAATACGGCTTCCATTACGTCGTTATTGCTTCTTAAAGATATAGGGAAGTGTTATGCCGGATTGGTAAAGGTTAAATTCCGTTTCGCTAACTACTTTCAAGTCGTAGGCGTGGAACATTGTATTATCTTCCACTTCCCACAACGAAAGGATAGTAGCGGACGGGGCTACATTGTAATAACACTTAACCGCTTCGTAAGGCTGCCCCTTATAGGCAACCGAATAGTAGGTACATTCGCCCTGTGCATAGAAGGCGGTAGTTTCCCCGTCGATATAGGAACTTTTCTTAATTTCCTTTTCGGTTGAGTAGTGCGACCCGAATACAATTTTATCGGGTTCGGGTTGAAGGTTTGCCCCCGGATAACTACCGAGGTTTGAAAATTGGTAATCGGCCCAAGTACCGTTAAAGATAGCGAAGACCTTCTCCTGTTTTTCGGTGTAGTGGCTTCCGCCGTTTGGCTCGTCGTCAGAGGAACACCCACACAGCAGCACCGAAGGAAGGAGCGCACAAAGTAACAACTTCTTCATAAATTGAGTAACTTTGCGCCACCGCCCGAAGTGGCAGGGTTAAACGCACGAAAAAAGCGCGGACTATATAGGTTTGAGTATTTGCGGCATCGCCAAACGCCTTACGAAAACAAACCGTATAGCCGCGCTTCATCGGTATATCGTGGTAAGGATATACGACGCTACGCGCTTAGGTTCATTCTTCGTAATTTGTTAATTTGGCGATTTTCAAATACTAAGAACCTATCGCTTCTTCGATAAGTCGCCGGATTTTTCCCCGGCAACACCGCAAAGTTACTGCAAATAATTCACATTCCGCATATAAAAGGCTAACAAAGTGTACGGCAACCGCCGCCGAGCGTTGGAAGTTTCGGCGAAGTGTTTGCCGTCCCTTATTCAAACTTGTATTAAGGTAATACGCTAACTTTGCGCTATGTTTAAGTAACCCCCACTACAAATTTTATGGACGAATTAACATTAGCAATTTTAGCACTACTGCAGGAAAAATTTGCAGGCGAGCGAAAAGACGGTTTAACGCAGCTTGCGGCCTTCATAGGCTTAAACGCCGCGACCATTGAAGAAGCGACCGAAGTCGTAGGGAATCTTACCGCCGACAAGGTTAGCAAATTCGTTAAGGACTACCGAAGCCGAACCGACGCGGAGATAGCCAAGGCAAACAAGACCCACGAAGAAGGCCTTAGACGTAAGTACGACTTCAAGGAGAAGGAACAGCCCGGCGGCGAACCTCAGCCCGGACAGCAGACACCACCGGCCCCGGCGGGAGCATTGACAGCCGAGCAGATACGCGAAATTATCCGCGAGGAAAACAAGGCAATACGCGAAGGCTACGACAGCCTACGTGCCGAGAAAACCACAGCCACCCGCCGTGAACAATTTGTAGCGAAGTTGGAAGCCGCCAAGATTGAGGGCAAGCAGCGCGAAATGATGCTGCGCAGCTTCGACCGCGTAGCCCCCACCTTCAAGGACGACGACGACTTTAACGGGTACTTAAACGAAGTGCAGGCCGACCTCGACGGCATTGCACAGGAGCAAAGCGACAAAGGACTGCAAGGCCACGATAAGCCCCTCTTTGGAGCCGTGACTAAAGAAGGTATTAGCCAAGGCGTAGCAGACTACATCGCTTCGCAGAGTGACAACAACCCGACCCTTACAGGGAAGGAAATTTAACAACCCCCTAAACCGACAACGAAAATGGGATTTATGCGATACACACGCAAACAGGACGAGCGAACCGCCCACGCCTGTACGCACAACCTCGCCGACGTTCCCAACGGTGTAACCGTTAGCGTCGCCGACCTTATCCCCGGCGTTCCCCTTCGTGAAGGTTCCGTTATTTCCCCCGACGAAGCGGGTATTTACCACCTCGTCAAGACGGCAGAAGTAACGGAAGCCGCCACAAGCACCGCCACCGCCTACAAGGTAGCCAAGGGACACCACTTCAAAGTAGGCGACTTCGTGATGTTCAAGACGGGCGCGAAGTCATACGCTATTACAGCCATTGACACCACCGCCAAGACCCACGACACCGTAACCGTAGGAACAACCCTCGGCGCGGCTATTCCCGTCGGTGGAGTGCTTACCCAGGCCAAAGAAGAAAGCGCAACCGTTTCGGCGTTCAAATACGCCCCCTTCGCTTGCGTCGGCGACTCTTACCCGGTGGAAGCACTTACTAACACCCCCGTCCCGGCCGTAACCTTCGGGCAGTTCAAAACCGCGCTTTGCCCCCCGATTAGCGACGCGATTAAAGCCGCCCTTCCTACAATTAAATTCATCTAACCAACAAGCCACAACAATAAGTTATGATACCTACTTTAATGCAGGGGCTTAACGAACAGGATATGGCGGGCGTAGTCAAGACCTACGACCTTAAACCCTTCTACTATCCTACACTTTTCCCGTTGAAGGAGAATTACTCCCTAACGTGGAAGGCGTTGGAAACGCGAATAGGGCTTAAAATTGCTGCCGACCTCGTAGCCCGTGGCGCAACCATTGACAAAAAGACCCGCGAGGCAATAGCCCGTATTCAGGGCGACATCCCCAAAATTGCCATTAAGCGCACCAAGAACGAGGAAGAACTCGACGACTACGAACTTATGATAGCCCGCACGTCGAAGAACCCCGACCTTCGCGCACTTGTGGAAGCGTGGGCCGAAGATACTAAATTTTGTTGGGACGGCGTAGCCGCCCGTTTGGAGTGGATAGCGTTGCAGTCCATTTCGCTCGGCAAAATTACGCTTACCAACGAAAACAACACTTCGGTACTTACCGAATACGATGTAGACTACCTTATCCCCGAAGAACAAAAGGTAGGCTTCCAAACCGGTTCCGCTTCGTGGGCTAATTCTACCGCCGCCCGTCCTATTACAAAGGACTTCAAGGCTGTTGTAAAATCCGCCAAGAAGAAGGGCGTTACGTTGAAGTACGCCTTTATGTCTACGGAAACCTTCGCCACCTTCACGGAAACCGAAGAAGTGCAGAAAACGTGTGCTTCCTTCGCCGCCAACGCACTCGGCGTTCAGCAGACACCGAGCCTCGAACAGGTAAACACCGCCCTTCGTGGACTTTCCTACCTTTACGGGCTTCAAATCATTGTCATCGACCAAGACATAACCATCGAATTAGGCGACGGAAGCCGCCCGTTCAGTGGCAACCCCTTCGTTAACGACGTGGTAATGTTCAGCGCAAGCAAGGTTTTGGGCCATACCTTCTGGAAACGTCCCGCCGACCTTAACGTAAAGGGTTCGGTAGCCCTCAAGACCCTCAACGGCCACACCCTTATTAAGAAGTTCGCCAACGAGGAACCGCTTGAAGAAGTGACGATGGGTATTGCTAACGCCTTCCCCGCGTGGGAAACTTCATCCGATAGTTGGCTTATGTCTACCGACGCTAATAAGTGGAACCACTAACCCTAACCGTCCGGGGAGTTTCGGCGCGTCGTGCTTCTTTGCACCTCGTAAGTGCAGTTAGCCCGACCCGGCTGTCGTTATCGGCAAGAACACGACGTAACGGAACTTCCCGGCTTAACCCCTTCCAACGATGACCTACAAAGAATGGATAACCCGCACCGCTTCCCGCTTCGGCGTAGCCGCAGCAGACGCGGAACTGATTTTAGCCAACCAAGCCGGGCTAATTCCCCGCCCCGAAGCCGAAGTAGACGTAAGGACGGCGAAAACCGCCCTTTGTAAAGAGTTCGGCTCTATTATACCGTTGGCGAACGTCAGCGAAGGCGGCTATTCCGTTTCGTGGAATTGGGACGCTATTAAGTTTTGGTATAATCAAACTTGCGGCGAATTGGGGATAACACCCGCCAACGCGCCGAAGGTTAAAAACCGAAGCCGGATATGGTAGCAATTCAAGACATTATAAACAACCAATACCCGCACTTCCTTTACGTCCGCAACAGCGGCGGGGAAGCAGTACAGGACGCTAACGGCAGTTGGCAGACAACCGGGGCAGCGTGGAAACTTCACGCTTCATGCCGGGAAGAAACCAACGGCAAGGGAACGCAGATACAGGCGGCGAACGGTAGGTTTATAACATTCGCTTCCCTTATCCAACTTCCGGCGGGAACGGAGCGCGTAGGATTGGGCCAGGAAGTGGCCGCAGCCGACCGCGAACTGCTACCGTCAGAGCTTACCGACGAAGCCTTACAGGACGCACAGGCGGAAGGAGCAGTTAGGATTATTGGCGAGTGCTTGAAATTCGATAAAGGGCGACTTCATTGTAGGCTATGGGTATAAGCGCGAACTTCAATATTAACGACATAGACGCGACCTTTAAGGCGTTGTTAGCCGAAGTGGATAGGCAGCTAATAGAAAGCCTTACCCGCGTAGGCGAAGAAGCCGTAAAGTTAGCGAAGATGATACCGCCGGAACGTGGCTTCAAAGACCGCACGGGAAACCTACGCTCGTCTATTGGCTACGTCGTCGTCAAGGACGGCAAGCCCGTAAATGTTTCCTTCGGAGCAGTCAAGGGCGGCCACGCGGGAGTTAACGAAGGGCAGCGTTTAGCCCTTCAAGTTGGAAGCCGTCAGACCGACGGCTACGCCTTAGTCGTGGTAGCGGGTATGAACTACGCCGTTCACGTCGAGAGCAAAGGCCGCGACGTCCTGACTTCCGCCGAGAAGTATGCCGAAAAACAAATAGCCAAAGAGTTAGCCGACTTAGTAACAAACGTTCAAAACGCCTTTAAGTAGTGAAGCATTGCAGCAGCATAGACACCGACGACATCCTCTACAAGATAGTCAAGGACGCCGTTACTTCCGGGAAGGTCAAAATTTCCGGGGGCGTATTCGTGCAGGGCGAACGCCCGGACGACAGCGAAGCCGAGGACATAGTAATAAACACTATAACCGTAACAGGCGAAAAACCGCAGACAGGCACCTCAAACGTAAATATCTTCGCCCCCGACAAGAAGGTAAAGATACACGGACGGGAACAGCGCAAAGCCGACCGGGAACGCTTACGCATGATTGGCGACGCCCTGTTTGCACACTTAGACGCGCAGAACGTGGACGACTTAGAATATTGGATAGAGAGCGACACGACAATAAAAGAAATTGAGGTAAAGCAGCACCACCGCAATTTGAGAATAAGCTGGAATATACATTAACCCAATAACCCCGAAACCCTATGGTAGTAACATTAGGACTATCCAAAATTTTAGGTAAGCAGGGCGAGCCGACCACGGCGAACTTTACCGAAACGGGCTATACCCCCTACGGACTTACCTATCAAGACACCGCCAAGATGTCGCAGACAGACGGAGAGGAAACGGAGTTTTACGCCGAGGAAGAAGACGACCCCATCGAAACTATCGAAAAGGCCGGTAAAACTACCTTCACTTTTTCGGTCATGAACCCCGACCTAACCACCCTTAAACGACTTTTCGGCGGCGAAATCGCTACGAATATTTGGGCGTACCCCGACGTAGCGGCAACCGTCGAAGAATCGCTTATCATTCTTCCGCGCAAGGGCTTGAAGTTCCAGGTTCCCCGCGCCAAGATTAAGGCGAAGTTCAACGGCGAATTTTCCAAGAAAGGCCTCCTTCTTCTTGAAGTTACCGCCACCGTTCAGAAGCCCCATACCGACGGGCTTAAAAAGTTGTACGTTACCGTCATCAAGAAGACGACCTAACCGAGCAGCCCCGCACATTTACACCAAACCCGGAAGGCCCCGCTACATTGTTCCGGGGCCTTCCCAATTATTAAGACCATGCCACAGGACGACAAAATAGAAGCGTTGAACCGTGAACAAGCGGAACTGCGCAAAATGATAGGCGAAGGGGTGGACTTCGATATAGAGGTAACACACTACCGCCGCAAGCCCGGTTTTTGGGGCTTCTTCCGTCGCCGGGAGAAGATAACCGAAACGAGGGCGTACAAGATTAAAGAACCGACGTTAGCCACCTTAGACCGTCTTAGCCTTCTTTGGCTTCAAATGGAGATAGACGAAACCAAGTTAGGCGACGACGACTACCTACGCACCGCCCGCGCCTTAGCCAACAAGGAAGCCAAGCAGCTCGCCGAAGTCGTGGCTACCGCAGTATTGGGCGAAGACTACTATATAGCGACCTTCGACGGCACGACCTACCGCCGGAAGGAAGACCGCAATGCACTACGCGACCTTACCCGGCTTTTCTTCCATACGCTTAAACCGTCCGAGTTGCTGACGTTGGCTATTATCATAACGAACGTAAGCAACTTAGGGGATTTTGTGAACTCTATGCGGTTGATGAGCGCAACGCGAACAAGCGAACCGGAAGCGACTCGTATAGAGCAACAGGCCTAAAAAGTCCACACGGCCGCCGGGGTTCCGTTTGCGCACACTTCGGCTGGACGTTGGACTACCTTCTCCACGGTATAGCGTGGGGAGCAGTACAACGAATGTTAATAGACGCGCCCGGCGTCGAGGAAAAGGGTAAAAGCGGAAGCAGTTCCAGCGGCGACACCACGGAAATAGCCCTTACCGACGAGAACGCGGCGGAAGTAATGGACTTAATAAACCGTATTAACCGATGAATATACAAGGCGGCGGGCTGTCGTTTGATATTTCCGGCACCAACAAGCAGCTAATTAGCGTTCTTAACGAGAGTAAGAAGGCTATACAGGAGTTTCAAGGCGCGGCGGTATTAGGTGGAAAGGAGATGGACGGAGCGTTTAACCGAGCCGCCCAAGCCATTGACAAAGCCTTTGCCAACATAGACGTAATAGTAGACACCAATAAGGCTGTTATTAGAGAGTTGGAAGACGAATATAAACGCCTCGGCGTGGAAGCGTCTAAGGCACTTTCCGCCGGGAATAAGGAAGAAGCCACAGCCCTACAAGCAAAGCAAGCCCAAATAAGGGAAGAAATAAACCTACGCCAACAGGTAATAGACGAAACCGGGAAGCAGGCCGACGCCCTTCTGCGTGAGGAACAGCAGTTAAAGAAGGCACAGCAAGCCGCCGAGCAGAACGCCAACGCCCAAATTTCGTTAAGGACGCAGCTCCGCAACGTCCGGGAGCAGTTAGGACAAATGGAAGAAGCCGGGCTACGCGGAACGGACACCTTCAAGAAACTACAACAGGAAGCCGGACGACTTGCCAACGCCATAGGCGACGCACAGACACAGGCCCGAATATTTAGCCACGATAACGCCGGGCTTCAAGGAATGATAGCCGGACTTAGCGGCGTAGCCGGAGCGTTCAGCGCGGCACAAGGTGCGGTAGCCCTTTTCGCCGGAGAGAACGAAAACCTTCAAAAAATTATGTTGAAGGTTCAGGCCCTTATGTCCATAACGATGGGCTTGCA